AGAAAAATAGATCATTGATAGCTGCTACAAGATGGATTGATACTTTTGTATTTCAAGGAGATAGATGTGACGAAAATCAGGCATTAAAATTTCCAAGAACTAATTATCAGGTAGATAGAGTTGAGTTAAGTTGTTCTACAATTCCAAATAACATAAAATATGCACAATATGAATTAGCTAGAGCTTTGGCAAATGACACCGATGCTATTACAGGAACTACAGGTAAAGATGGTAATTTTTCTGAAGTTAAATTAGGAGATATACAGGTTAAATATAATACTGATAGTCAAGGAACTGGAGCAATAAATAATATTATGGATGTTTACCCGTGGTTACAAAGTTATCTTGGAGCATATATGTTAGGTGGAGCAGGTACATTTCAAATGAGGGTAGTTAGAGGATAATGGCTGGTCAATTAGATTCTATTTTAAAAAGTGTTGCTAAAGATATAGTTTCTACTTTAGGAAATTCTTTAGATACGACTATTACTTATGTAAGAAAAGGATTTTCTAGTTACAACATAGATACTGGAGAAGAGGTCACTGTAGATACAACTTATTCAGATATAAAAGCACCAGTTGAATTTATAAGAAGTGAAGAGGATATTGCAAAAGAAATCAGAGAAGCAAGGATATATATTACACCTGATTTAATAGGAAATAATCAACCAAATTTTGAAGATGAAGTAATATTAACTTATGCAGGAAGTACTCGAACTGCACAGATAGTTAATATTGACACCAAGCAAGGGGGTCAAACTTATCTATTTACTTTATCAGTAAGGTTCTAATGGTTAAATCAAGTCCTGATGCTTTAAGTCAAGGTATTGCTTCAACAAAAGGAGAGTTAAATGTTCAATTTAATAATCTGATAAGTACGATTCTTAATGACTTACCATCAGAAAGTCCTCAATATACTGGTTTCTTTGCTTCTAGTTGGCAAGCAAATACTTATCGGCCTCCATCAAATGAAGAACAGACTTCTCCGTGGACAGAGGTAAAAAGAGCTAAAGATAATGGACAACAGGTAGCACCTATTATTGAACCCAGATACCCTAAAGATAAAAATTATAAATTTGGAGATACAGTATTTATTGGTAACAGAGCTATTTATGCAAGACAGGCTCTAGGATCTCCTAGAAGTTCAATCGTGCCTTATGTACAAAATTTAGGACAAGTTGTTGATTTTGTATTTGGTGGAAGTATGAATAGACCAGATGTAAGAGTAGCTGGTACGCAAGTATTATATAAAGATACTCAAGGTGGTACAAGTGCTCCAGCATTAGGTTCCAGGTATTCTAAATTATGACTTTAGTTAATGTAAGGGCAGCTTTTGAAAAGGCTATAACTGATTCTGTTACTGACGCAGATCCTAGAGTAAAACTTGTATATGACAATGTATCGTTTACCACTCCTGGAAAAACTGTTACTTATATAACGACTTCTATTACATTTAGTCAATCTACACTACAGGCTCAAGGTACTGCTGCTGATTATTACTCTGGTGCAATACAAGCAAATGTATATGTTCCTAAAAACAAAGGAAGTGCAAAATTATCTGCAATTTGTGAGTCAGTTATTGATGGTTTAAATACTATTAATGCTTCCGATTACGCAGATCCGTTTTCATGTTCTCCAAGAGTAGGAGAAGTTAGCGGTCCAATTCCTGTTGAAATTGAAGATCGTTCACATTTTTTAGGAATTGTATCTTGTTCCTTTTTTGCTAATAGCTGATATAATTCTAATAGCTATATAATATTATGACTAGAGCAGTTGATCTTCTCAAAAATAAATTTGGTGTAAGCCAACTTTATAAATATGACATCATGGATGGTAATGAAATTTTACTTACTATTTTTTGGCATCCATTAACCATTGCTGAACGTGAGATGATTCAGAAAAAAAGTGGAACTGAAGATGCTAATGATTTTGCTTTACAGTTAATGATTGAAAAAGCATTGGATAAAGATGGCAAGAGATTATTTGCTGATGGAGATAAAGCTTCTTTAAGAAGAGAAGTTGCTGCTTCTGTTCTTCAAGAGATACAACTAGCAATGTTAGAAGCTGGTTCTGGCAAGGAGGTTGAAGAGGCAAAAGCCGATTTGAAAAGCTAATCCAGATTGGATGTTTATTTATTCATTAGCAAATGAATTAAAAAAATCTGTTAGTGAATTATGTGAGACATTAACTCTTGAGGAGATGATAGGTTGGGCTGCTTTTTATGATATAAGAAATGAAGAGCAGAAAAAAGAACAAGATAAGACACAAAGAAGAAGCGTTATACCCAAATCGAGGTAGAATAGAATATATGTTTTGCTAATTAGGTCGAAATGGCGATTAAACAGATTGATCTTGTTATAAATACGAGTCGTGGTGAAAAGAATGTAAGAAAACTTCAACAGGTTGCAAAGCAAGTAGAAAAAACTTTTGGAAATATAAATAAATTAAAGATAAATATAAAAACAGATCCAGCACAGGCAGCATTAAAAAGATTAAATGCACAAATAGATATAGGGAAGGCTGCTGTTAATTCCTTTATGGACACTAACAGACCTAATCAATTTGCAAGAAAAATATCAACGATCAAAGAACAAATGGGCTTTGTCAGGAAAGCATTTGATGATGCTTCTTCTGCGATAGATAGACAAAGAGCAGCAACAACTTTATTAGCAGGAAATTTTAAAGCATTAAGATTAGAGTCTACTGCTTTTGCTCAAGCGAGTGGTGCAGATCCAAAGAAAACGATAGGAAGTGTTAGTGCAAGATTAAAAGAAATAGAAGCGTTTCCCAGAACAATTCTTGCTGGTAACGAAGCAATGTCAATGCTCAAGCGTATGCAGGAGATGACTATTGTTGGTTCAGAAGAGTTTTTAAAAATTAGTAGAGCAATAGGAAGGCAGTTAGGAATAAATGCAAATATTCAAAGTCAGGCAGCTAGAGCATATAAACCATTTACTGCTGCTACCGCTTTTGTTACTCAAGAACAGATAAGTGCTTTAGGAAGTGCGACTCTTGTACCACCAAGTAGAAGATTACCAGCAGCAGGTCAAACAAGTAGTCAGTTTTTAACTCCTACAAATCAACAAAGAAAAGTTGCAAGGCAAAGAATCGAAGATGCAAATAAAGTTTTACAAAAAGAAAAACAAATTACCCGTGAAGTTCAAAAACAACAATCAATAGATTCTAAAAGAAGAAAAGAAGCATTTAGGCGATTGGATAATATTCGTAAAATTAGAAGAGGAAGGATGCAAGAACAATTCTTGGGTGCAGGTTTTCCATTATTATTTGGTGGAGGACCAGGAGCAGTTGGCGGTAGTATTTTAGGTTCTGCATTAGCACCTAAAGGAATGGGTTTCGGCTCTCAAATATTGGGTAGTGCTGTTGGTACTTTATTAGAAAGAAATTTAGCAACTGTTCAAAAAATAGGTAATGCAGTTACAAATTTAGATTTGTCAGCTTTAGAAGATTCTTCAATAAGAGTAAATGCAGAACTTGATAGAACTATAAAAAATCTTCAAAGGATAGGAGAAAGTGAAAAAGCTAGAAAATTATTAAGTGAAGAGGTAGCTAAACAAACAGGAACAGTAGCAGGAACTTCTGAAAATATAGCTGATAATATTAATTTATTAGTTGCTGAATTTAAAGAATTTACATCATTAGCTGCAACAGCTTTAGGAATAATAGGTGTGCCTTTTGTAGCAGCATTAACCTTGTTACTGGATACAGTAAACATGATTTTAGAGGGATTTAACTTAATTACGTCTGCTATAGGTAAGGCTATAACTGAATTGATACGATTGATTAGATTCTTACCTGGTGGTCAAGCAATACTTGATTCTATTGAAAAGAAAGTTAAATCAGTAAATGAAGAAGGAGTTAAGTTAACCAAATCAGCAAAGGATATTATGGCTAGTCTTGCAGAGCAAAAACAAAATCTCACAGAAAGACTTACTTTAGGAGATCAAGAAGCTGCTATACAGAAAAAGATAAGAGACATTTTAGCAGAAAATCCAGAGTTAAAGAAAAAAGAAGTTGAAGAGGCAGTAAGAGGTATAGCAGCAGTAGAGGAACAACTAAGACAGCAGGAAAAAGTAAATCAGTTGTATAAATCAATAGGACAGACTATTGAAACTGGAATAGTTGATGCTATTCAAGGTGCAATAGATGGCACTAAAACTCTTGGAGATGTTGCTCGTAGTGTATTTGCACAGATTCAAAGATCACTTATACAGTTTGGTGTAAATGCTTTTCTTGGTGGACTTCCTGGTATTGGTAATATTTTTAAAGCTAAAGGTGGCCCAGTAAAAGGTGGTAGTAGTTATATCGTTGGAGAAAAAGGTCCAGAAATGTTTACACCAGGCGTATCAGGAACTATTACACCAAACCATGCTCTTGGTGGATCTACAAATGTAGTTGTAAATGTAGATGCTTCTGGTTCGTCTGTTGAAGGTGATGAGCAGCAAGGAAGAGAACTTGGTCGGCTTATATCGGCTGCGGTACAATCTGAAATAGTACAACAGAGAAGGCCAGGAGGATTACTTGCATAATGGCTACATTTCCCTCAATCACTCCAACATACGGACAACAAAAAAACTCTGCACCATTGACTCGTACTATCCGTTTTGCTGATGGCTACGAACACAGAATATTATTTGGTCTTGCACAACATCAGAATCCAAAGATATTTAATTTTACTTTTAACGTATCAGAAACAGAGGCAGATACTATAGAGACATTTTTAGATGCAAGAGCAAATGATAGTGCCAGCTTTGACTTTACTCCCCCAGGAGAGGCAAGTTCATCTAAGTTTGTTTGCGAAGGATGGTCAAAATCCATACCATACAACAATAGAGCAACAATTCAAGCAACATTTAGAGAAGTATTTGAACCATCATAATAATGTCAGTAAATCAAGCAGTATTTAGTAATCTACAATCTATTAATCCATCAGCGATTATTGAATTATTTGTGCTTACTTTAAAAGAAGGACTAAATTATCCTACAGGTAATCCAGACAGTGTTAGCACTGTTTATAGATTTCATGCTGGTAGTAATTTAAACGCTAATGGCGAGATAGTTTGGAAAGGAAACTCCTATCTTAGATTTCCTGTAGAAGCATCAGGTTTTGCTTTTCAAAGAGGTCAATTACCTAGACCAAAATTAATTGTTAGTAATGCTACCAGTTTAATCTCTGCAATACTTTTAAGTGTAAATGAGACAACGGCTGGTAATGATTTAACGGGAGCTACAGTTACAAGAATAAGAACATTAGCTAAATTCCTTGATGCTGTTAATTTTGCTGATGGAACAAATGCAACTGCTGATCCTAATGCAGAATTTCCTCAAGAAATTTATTCTATAGATCGCAAATCATCAGAAACTAGGGAAGTTGTTGAGTTTGAACTGGCAGCACCAACGGATCTTGCTGGTGTAAGAATCCCTAAACGCCAATGCACAAGAAAAGAATTTCCTTCTATTGGTACGTTTATAGTATGACTTGGAAATATAAAGCACTACTTCATGCCAAACAGGAAGATCCTAAAGAATCTTGTGGTTTGCTTCTAAATGTAAAAGGAAAAGAAAGATATTATCCCTGTCGTAACCTTTCAATGACAGAACATCAATGTTTTATTATTGACCCAGAAGATTATGTAAAAGCAGATAATACAGGTGAAATTGTTGGCGTAGTTCATAGTCACCCCATAACACCTCCTGCACCTAGTCAGGCAGACAAAATTAGCTGTGAAGATAGTAATTTACCTTGGTATATTGTTAATCCTAAAACAGAACAGTGGGCATATTTAGAACCTTGTGGATACAAACCTCCACTATTGGGTCGTCAATGGGTATGGGGTATAACTGATTGTTGGAGTTTAGTCAGAGATTGGTACAAGGAAGAAAGAAATATTGAACTCAGGGATTGGAAACGACCCACAACATTAGAAGAATTTAATAATAAACCTTTATTTGAAGCCTGTGCTTGGAGAACAAATTTTAGAGAACTCAGACCTGACGAAAAATTACAAGATGGAGATGTTCTGTTGATGAGCATTTTGTGTCCAACTTTAAATCATGTGGCATTATTTTTTAAAGGAGATGTTATTCACCATTTAACCGATAGACTATCTTGTAGGGAGCCTTATTCTGAATGGCTTTTAAAATGTACGGGAAAGAGGTATCGCTATGCTTCGTAAAATAAAACTGTATGGAGAATTAGCTAAGTTTGTCGGGCATAAAGAGTTCGATGTACAGGTAGATACAATCGGAAAAGCTATAAGTTTTTTAGTGCATAATTTCCCTGGTATCGAGTCTTATATGAGTCCAAAACACTACCAAGTAAAAGTAGGTAATTATGATATTGATGAAAATGAACTAACATATCCTATAGGACAAGAAGATATACATTTTATTCCAGTTATTAGTGGTGCAGGTAGAGGTGTTGGAAAAATAATATTAGGTGCTGCATTGATTGGAATAGGAATGGCTACTGGTGGAATAACTTTTGCAAGTTTCTTTAATCCTGCTGTGGTTCCTTATGCACCAGGATTTGCTGCAGCAAGTGGCCTTGTAAAAGCAACAATAGCTATAGGAGGTTCTTTAGTACTATCAGGTGTGAGTGATATGTTATTTCCATTACCAAATCCACAAGATTTTAATTCAGAAGGAGATCCACAATTATCTTTTAGTTTTAGTGGAGTGCAAAACACATCAAGGGCTGGTACTCCAGTTCCAATAGTTTATGGTGAAATAATTACAGGAAGTGTCGTAATAAGTGCAGGTATTGATACTAACCAGGTGGAAGCATGACAGACGAAACTAAGATTATCAAAGGAGCAGGAGGTGGCCCGTCAACACCTCCACCCCCATATCGTGCTCCTGATACTTTACATAGTAGGCAATTTGCTACTGTTCAAGATTTGATTTCTGAAGGAGAAATTGAAGGTTTTGCTACTCCTTCAAAAGAAGGACTTACAAAGGGAACAACTGCATATACTAATGCAAGTTTAAAAGATGTATTTCTTGATGACACTCCAATATTAAGATCTGAGGCTTCAAATACTGATCCTGCTGAAACTGATTTTAATTTTAAAGATGTAACTTTTGAGTCCAAGTTTGGAACCGCAAACCAAACTGCGATGAGTGGTATTCCTTCTGAAAGTAGAGATCCTACATTTTTTAATGTTCCAGTTCCAAATAACGATAATGCTACTGATTGGGCAGCAAGTGAAAACTATACTGTTGGTAACATAGTCAAGCCAGATTCAGGCACTATACACGATGAACTTGTTTTTAAATGCACAGTGGCAGGTCAAAGTGGAACAAATGAACCTGCTGCTTTTACATCAGACTCTATTTCTATTGGAGATACAATTACTGATAATGGAGTTACTTGGACAGTACACGGTGCTGGACTAGATGACGCAGTAACAAGACAAGTAACTGCAAAAGCTCCAGAACTGGCTAATGCTGATGCGATTATTGTCACATTAACTTGGCCTGTAATTCAAAAGCTTGAAAATGATGGGGATATACGGGGTATGAAGGTGAAATACAAAATACAAGTTCAATATAATTCTGGTGGTTTTACAGATGTTGTAAACACTGAAGTTAAGGGTAGGACAGGAGACCCTTATGCTAGGGATCACAGAATAACTGTAACGGGTGATTTTCCTGTTGATATACGAGTTGTTCGTCTAACAAAAACTCCTACAGATGAACAAAAAGTAAACGCTTTTAATTTTACAAGCCTTCAAGAAGTTGTAGATAATGGTCAAACTTACCCAGATAGTGCTTATGTAGGTCTGCGTCTAGATAGTAAACAATTTAACCGTGTTCCTACAAGAAAATACCTTATTAGAGGAATAAAAGTGCGAATACCAGGAGCAAGTGCCTCTGTAGTATCTGCAACTTATACACAATCAACCACTGTTGTAACTGTTAATAATAATAATCATGGGTTAAAAGTCGGAGAAGCAGTAGTATTTACTGCAACTTCTGGTGCTGGAGTAAATGGTACTTTTATAATTCAAACTGTACCTGATGTAAATTCATTTACTTTAACGTCTAGCACTTCTCAAACCGTTACAACATCAAATTGTACTTTTGCTAGTACTCCTACTGTAGTCAATAATCAAGCTGAAGCAGATACTTTAGGACTTGGTGCTGTTAGTAGTTTTGGTTTTATACACTATCCAGATGGTTATATTTTTAATGGAGTTATGGGTGCTGCTGTTTATACAAATTGTCCTGCAATGTGTTTACTTGATCTTTTAACTAACAAAAGATATGGATTAGGAGATCACATCTCACCAAATTTTGATCCTAGTAATCCTAGTGATACTGATTTATACCAAAATTTAGATTTATTTAGTTACGTAGCTGCCAGCCAACACGCTAATGCTCTTGTAGATGATGGTACAAGTACTGGCACTAGCGAAGCAAGATTTAGTTGTAATGTTAATATTCAAAGTCCAAAAGAAGCATTTGCAGCAATAAATGATTTAGCAGGTGTAATGAGATGTATGCCAATATGGTCTGCTGGATCTATAACTATATCTCAAGACAAAAAGACAAATGCTAGTTATTTATTTAATCTTGCAAATGTAGGTGAATCAGGATTTAGTTATCAAGGTAGTAGTTTAAAACAGCGTCATTCTGTTGTTTCTGTAAGTTACTTCAACATAGAATCTAGAGAGGTTGATTTTGAATTAGTAGAGGATGCCACAGCAATAGCCAAATTTGGAAGTATTGTAAAACAGGTAAAAGCATTTGCTTGTACAAGTCGTGGTCAAGCTGCAAGATTGGGTCGTGCAATACTTTTTGCTGAACAAAACGAATCTGAAGTTGTTACATTTTCTACTTCAATAGATAGTGGAATCCTTGTTAGACCTGGTGCTGTCATAGAAATAAACGATCCAGTAAGAGCAGGGTCTAGAAGAGGTGGTCGTGTGGTAGCTGCAACAACCACAACAATTACTATTGATGCAGAAGCACAAACAAATTTACCAGCTTTAACTGATAACCCAACTATTAGTGTGATTCTCTCTGATGGAACGGTAGAAGTTGGAAATATATCAAATATTACGGGAGCAGTTATTACTGTAAATAGTGTTACAAAGCCTGACGGTACAACTGCCTCTGCTTTTACTTCCGCACCAAATGTAAACTCTCCTTATTTAATATCCAGTACAACATTACAGACTCAACTATTTAGAGTAATTCAAGTAGAAGAACAAGATGATATTAATTATGTAATTACAGCCTTAAGTTATGTTGAAGCTAAATATGCTTTTATAGAAACTGATGATCCAAATTTTGTTTTACCAGAAAGAAAAGTATCGATATTAAATAAACCTGCTGATCCTCCAAAACTTTTAAATACAAAAGAAGTTACAGTTGTTATAAACAATATTGCTAGAAGTAAATTAATTGTTAGTTGGGAACCAGTGGAAGGGGTTACTCAGTATCTTTTAAATTACAGGCTAGAAAACGGTAATTATGTTTCTCAAGTTGTATTTAGTAACGATTTTGAGCTTTTAGACACTGTAAAAGGCACTTATGAAATTCAAGTATTTTCATACAACGCATTATTAGCTGTATCACCTAACTTTGCTTTTGACACATTCGTTGCTAAAGGTAAAACCGCTAAACCAGAAGATGTTTCTGGACTTACTATCGAACCTATTAATGAACAGTTTATAAGATTAAAATTTACACAATCAGTCGCTTTAGATGTTTTACATGGTGGCCGTGTTTATATAAGGCATACAAACCAAACAGGAGGTGCAGCTACATTTCAATCGGCTCAAGATATTATCGAAGCTGTAGCTGGTAATTCAACTGAAGCTATTGTTCCTGCATTAGCTGGAACTTACCTTCTTAAGTTTCAAGATGATGGAGGTAGATTTAGTGTAAATGCAGCTAGTACAAATCTTTCTCTTGTTGATATTTTAGATTCTATAACTGTAAAAGAGGATAGAGAAGATACAGATAGCACACCGTATAATGGAACAAAATCTAATGTTGTATATGACAGTAATATTGGTGGATTAAAACTTATAGATCCAATAGCAAATGCTAGTGGTACTTATGATTTTGTAGAGACTCTTGATCTTGGTGGCACATTCTCACTTGAATTAAAAAGACATTTTCAAGGAGTGGGTTTTTATACAGGAGATGAGTTTGATAACAGACCAGATTTAATCGACACTTGGGAAGATTTTGATGGACAGGTTGCTGATGAAGTAAATGCAAAAATAGCTGTGCGTACCACAACTGATAATCCTAGTGGCTCACCTACATATACAGCTTTTAATGATTTTGCTCATGGAACATTTAAAGGTAGAGGATTTCAATTTAGAATTACCTTAGAGACATCAGATGTAGCACAAAATATGAATCTTCAACAAGCAGGATACTTTGCAACAATGCCATCAAGAACTGAACAATCATCCGTTATAGCATCTGGAGCAGGAGCAAAAGCAGTTACATTTACAGCACCGTTTTTTGTTGGAACGTCTGGATTAGGTAATTTAAATAATTTCTTACCATCTGTTAATATTACTCCACAGAATATGGCAACAGGAGATTTCTTTGAATTGAGTAGTATTTCTGGAACTGGCTTTACAGTTCACTTTAAAAACTCAAGTAATGCTAGTATTAATAGGAATTTTACCTACAGTGCTGTTGGTTTTGGTAAAGGAGGTTAACATGGAGGAAAATAGTATTTAACTGTGGCTGACGTTACAAACTACACAATCGAAAATGCTTCTGGAGCCAGCGTAAGAACTGATCTTAATAATGTTTTTGCTGCAATCCAATCAAGTAATTCTAAATCTACTGACCTGGCATCAAGTCAGTGCGTAGCTGGTATGCTTTTTTTAAATACAAGTGGAAGTAAGATTTTAAAAATAAGAAATTCAAGTAATAATGGTTTTACCGAAATAGGAAGTATTGACAGTGCTAATTTAGGATTGTTACCAAGAGCAGGTGGCACTATGACAGGCCAACTGCTTATAGATGATTCAAGTAGTGCGAGTAGTCCTGCTTTATCTTTTGATTCAGACTCAGATACAGGATTTTTTAGAGTATCTGCCAACAAAATTGGTGTAAGTGCTGCTGGATCACAGCAGATGTTTTTTAATTCTGATGGTATTACTCTAAACGATCAAAACGAAGTAAGGTTTACTGAAAACTCTTCAAATGGAACAAATTATGTTTCATTAAAAGCAACTGCATCTGTTACTGAAAATCGTGCTATCACTTTACCAAATGAAACAGGAACCCTTTTAACAAGTGCTTCTTCAATAGCAAATAGTAATCTAGCAAATTCGTCTGTGACAGTTGGAAATACATCTATTAGTTTAGGTGCTTCTGCTACAACAATTAATGGAATTGCAACCTTAGTTGCTACAAATGTACAATCTACAGATTTGAATGTTACAAATATTTTAGATCCTTCTGGTAACAATGGATCAACTCCTGTGCAACTTGCACAGGGCAGAGCAAAGGCATGGGTTAATTTTGATGGCACATTTGGAACATCACCTTTTACTGAAGCAAATGGTGGAATAAGAAATGCTTTTAATGTAAGTTCTGTAGTTGATGATGCAACTGGTAGATATACAATTAATTTTGCAAGTGCTTTGGCTAATAGTAATTACTGTGTTGCAACTATGGCTGGAAATTTTGCATCCTCAACAACCTCAAATACAACTGTAAATGGTGATGGAACTAGATCTACAACAGCATTTAAAATTAGAACAGTAGTAGGAACTAATAATACTTCTGATAAATCTGACATCAACGTTGCATTTTTTGGCGATTAATTAAAGGTAATATATACTAAAAGAAAAAACTTATGGCTAATTCTGATACGAGATTTATTTATGAAAATGATGATGGCAGTATTTCTATTGTTTGTCCATCAGATAATTGTGGTTTAACTTTAGATGAAATTAAAGCCAAAGATTGCCCTAGCGGTAAGACAGTTTATACTGTAGATAAATCTGCAGTTCCTACAGATAGGAGTTTCAGAGATGCTTGGACTTATACGGAGTAAATTATGGGATTTGGTATAGATATGGCAAAAGCCAGAGAAATTCATAAAACAAATATAAGAATTGCAAGAGAGCCTAAACTTGCAGAACTTGATGTTGAGTTTCAAAAAGCACAAGAAACAGGTGCTAGTACTACAGATATTGTTGCTAAAAAACAAGCGTTAAGAGATGCTCCTGCTGATTCTGGTATAGCTGCTGCAAGTGATACTGATGCACTAAAAGCACAATGGAAAACTGATATACTAGGCACATCACCTTATAGCTAATGGCAATAACACCTGGAACGTACAATATGACCGTTCAAAGAAGGTCAGATCATAATATTCAACTTGTTTTTAAAGATTCAAATAATGCTGCAATAGATTTAACAGGATACACTGTAGAGGCACAGGTTTGGGAAGAAACTCGTACCACAAAATATGCTGATTTTGGAGTTACATATACAAATAGAGCTACTGGAACGATTGATTTAGCACTTACAGATACGCAAACTGCTACTTTCTCCCCAGAACTTTTAAAATATGATGTATTACTTACAGATACAAACGGATTAAAAGAGTATTATTTAGAGGGTAATATATTTATGAGTGAGGGCTACACTGCATGACTTCAGTAAACATCACCACTACAAAAAATACTGTTACAGTAAATGAAGGTGACAGCACTGTTGTAACAGTGGCAACCCGTGGTCCAGCAGGTCCGAAGGGTTTAGACTTAGATGAAACATCTAAAGTTGATGGATCTGTGGTGTACTATGACTCAACTTCTGCTAAATTTAAAGCAGATGCAACAACTACCAAACTTACACTTGTCGATGGAGGTAATTTCTGATGGCTAATACAATTAGAATTAAAAGATCTACAGGATCTTCAGCACCAGGTAGCTTAGAAAATGCTGAATTAGCCTTTGCCGAAGGGAGTAAGAAACTCTTTATCGGTATTGGAACGGGTGGAGCAGGTGGATCTGCTACAAGTATTGAAGCGATTGGTGGAAGTGGTAGTTTTGCTGATTTATTTACAAGTAGAACACAAAATACATTTTTAGCTGCACCTAATGGTAGTAACGGTGCTGCAACATTTAGAGCTATGGTAGCTGCTGATGTGCCTTCATTAGCTCATACGAAGATAAGTGATTTTGATACAGGTGTTAGAACAAATAGATTAGATCAAATGGCTGCACCAACAGGTTCAGTTTCATTAAATAGCCAGACCATTACTAACGTAGCTGACCCTGTAAATGCTCAAGATGCAGCGACAAAAGGCTTTGTTGAGGCTACTTCTCAGGGTTTAGATGTAAAAGATTCTGTGGTCGCTGCTACTACAGGAAACATAACAATATCTACTGCACTTAATAATGGCGATACTTTAGATGGTGTTACTCTTTCTACTAACGATAGAGTTCTTGTAAAAGACCAATCAACTGCTTCTCAGAATGGTATTTATATTGTTGGATCGTCACCAGCCAGAGCAGATGATTTAGCTGCTGGTGCAGATGCAGCAGGAATGTTCACTTTCGTAGAACAGGGAACTGTTAATGCGGATAATGGCTTTGTCTGTACTAGCAACAAAGGTTCTGCTGTTGTTGGTACAAATAATTTAACTTTTGCACAGTTCTCTGGTGCTGGTCAAATTACTGCGGGTGATGGTTTAGATAAGTCAGGTAATACACTTTCTGTTGATCTTAAATCAAACGGTGGTTTAGTTATTGAATCCACTGAGATTGCTGTTGATCTTGGTGCTAGTTCTATTACAGGAACTCTAGCTGTATCTGACGGAGGCACAGGAAGCACAAGTGCGTCAGGTGCAAGAACAAATCTCGGTTTAGTGATTGGTACTGACGTTGAACCACATTCGGATAAACTTACAGAATTAGCCACGATGGGTCAAACAACAGCTAACTCTTTAGCTGACCTTAGTGCCACTGAAGTACAAATATTAGATGGAGCCACAGTAACTACTGCTGAATTGAATATTTTAGATGGAGTTACTTCTACTGCTTCAGAAATCAATGTTCTTGATGGCATTACTTCAACGACTTCTGAATTGAATTTAATGGATGGAGGTACATCTGCTACTTCAACTACTCTTGCCACAGCAGATCGTTTTGTTTGCAACGATAATGGAACAATGAAACAGGTTGCACTATCTGACTTAGTTACATTTTTAGAAGATGGTTCTACTTCTGGGTTCGACATAGACGGAGGTACTTACAGCTAAAATCAAACCATAAGGAGGTAAGTAAATGTCTAACACAATTAAACTTAAAAGAGGAAGTGGTAGCAATCCAAGTGCTAGTGACTTAAGTGTTGGAGAGGTAGCTTTACGAACAGATAATGCAAGTTTATTTACCAAAAAAGATGATGGTAACATTGCAGAAATAGGTGCTGCTGCTGGTGTAAGTGATGGAGATAAAGGAGATATAACTGTTAGTAATAGCGGTGCGACTTTTACTATTGATAATGGGGTTGTTAATAATGCAAAAGTAGCTTCAGATGCAGCGATAGCTGGTACAAAGATTTCTCCTGACTTTGGCTCGCAAAATATAGTTACGACAGGTGCTTTAGATGTTGTTGGAATTACTATTGGTGGTAATACACCATCATTAAATTTTACTGACGCTAATGATAATCCTGATTTTAGATTTCTTGTAAATTCAAATTCTTTTATTCTTGAGGATACGACCAATAGTGCAAACAGATTAATAATAGATTCTGATGGTGATTTATTACATGGAGTTACTTCTAGCGAAGATACTACTGGTAATTCAGGTACAAAACTAATAACTGCTGGTGATTTACAAATAGACGGAGATCAAAAAGTTTTATTATTTAGATCGTCAGCTAATACTGCTCAAAAACAAAGTGGTATTCAATGGTGGAATGAAAATGGTGCTGGGGTTCAATGTGCAATTTTTGGTATTCGTGAAGCTGTTAGTTCAGCACCAGGAGCTTTAGCTTTCTACACATCAGCCGACGTAGATACAACAGCTAATGGTGGCGAAGGAGATATTACTGAAAGGCTCAGAATTACAAGTGCTGGAAATGTTGGAATAGGTGAAACATCGCCAACTAATAATTTACATTTAGGAGCTAGTGGTGCAGATCAAAAAAGATCAATAAAAATTGATGGAACTAATGGAAGTAGTGAGTTACAAGGTGTAATTTTAGAAAGTGATGGTGAAAATGCAAAGTTTAATATAAAAATGGGTGTTGGTGGAGGTACACCTGCTACAAAATTAAGTGTTACCAATAGCGGTGCTGGTGTTACTGGTAATTTAGACGTAGGAGCAGGAATTGATTGTACAGGCACTTTGAATCTGACTGGAAACCTATCTATGACAGCAGAATTAAATTTTGTCGGTGGTTCAGATAATTCAAGATATATAGATGCACAAACTGGAACTGCTGATGGAACTCACGCTTTTCATATAAGGGCTGTTACTGGTGGTGATTCTGGTCATGAAAATATGGCTCAATTCTTTGGCGGTGGTGGGGTAAAACTTTTTCATAATGGTGGATTAGCTAAATTTGAAACAAAAAGTTATGGAGCTTTTATAAATGGTCATCTTCAAATGGACGACAATAATATTATTAAACTCGGAAATTCAAATGATCTGCAAATTTTTCATGACGCAAGTGACTCTATAATCAATGATGCTGGTACGGGTGATTTAAAACTGCAAGTAGGTGGCAGTACAAAATTAAAAATAACAAGTGCTGGAATCCATGTACAAGGATCTCAAGAACCACAAATAATAATTCAAGATTCTGATTCTGGAAATACTGGAAATGCTGCTGAAACAGGAATATCTTTTAAAGATGGTGGTGGCACGCAGCAAGGAATAATGGGATTTTCTAATAGTGGCGATCAAGACTTCTATTTTGATACTGCTTCCACTAGCGGTGAAATGAACTTCAGAGTTGGTGGATCAACTACACAATTTAAAGTAGATAATAGTGGTATTGGTATAACAGGAAATATAACAGTATCAGGCACAGTAGATGGCAGAGATGTAGCTTCTGATGGTTCAAAACTTGATGGCATTGCTAGTGGAGCAACCAACGTAACAAATACAAACCAGTTAACAAATGGAGCAGGGTTTTTGACTTCCGTTGGAACTTCTAATATTTCTGATAATGCTGTAACAGTAGCCAAGATTCAAGACTTTAGTACAAACAGAATTGCTGGAAGAGTATCAGGTGGTACTGGAAACTTAGAACAATTAAATGCGTCGCAAGTAAGAGCAATGATAAACGTAGCAGATGGTGCAACAAACGTAACTAACAATAACCAACTTTCCAACGGTGCTGGATATATAACTAGCGTAAGTGGTCAAAATTATAATTCTTTATCTAATTTACCAACGATACCTACTAACAATAATCAGCTTTCAAACGGTGCTGGATATATAACAAGTGTAAGCGGTCAGAATTACAATTCATTATCTAACAAACCAACAATCCCTACCAACAACAACCAACTTTCTAATGGTGCTGGATATATTACATCAGGCAGTAATAGGGCTGCTCAAGCATATGTAAACTTCTCAGGTGATAACACTTCAATTCGTGATGATGTTAATGTAAGTAGTATAGGTGACAATGGAACAGGTCAATATACAGTTAATTTTAGTAGTAGTATGCCTAACTCTAGTTATTGTGTATCAACTGGATTCTCTAACACTGGTAATTCCAACGTATGTAAAATTGTTGAGGGTTCTCTTTCAACTGGTTCGTTTCAATTAACTTGTGGTAGTTTTCAAGATGGTTCTGGTAATAACTTAAGAGATTTTCATAGTGTTTTCTGTTCTGTATTTGCAGGTTAATATATAATTAATAATAAAAATTCAATTATGAAAACTATCATTGAGAAGCAAATTCTTGAGTGGAAAGAAGAATTAAAAACTCATAAAGAGAGATTAGAGCAAGCAAAAACTGTTGTAGAACAAGAAAATAGATTTATTGCTATGGTTGAGGGCGGGATACAGGCACAGGAGATGTTGTTGAAAAAGATCGAGTCAGCAAACCAGCCAACAGGTACAGTGGAGCTAGGCCAAGGATCAGAAAAAGCACCATCAAAGAAATAGGTGCTAAAGCCTTTATTAATGCTTCTTTTATCATGTTTCAAAAAATAGCTAATGTTTTGAGTATTGTCTCATTTGTAATGGTAGCTTCAATGAGTGGCACGGCCTATTTTGGTTACAAGTATGTAACTTCAGAACAGTTTAAATCAAGAGTAATGAATGAGATTCTTGGTAATGTACAAGGTATGATGCCTAAATTATTAGATCAAGGCTTACCTAAAATGACAGGTCCATCTATGCCAATTATCAAATGAACTGTTGGCATTGCGAAACTGAACTAATTTGGGGTGGCGATCACGATATGGATGGAGAGGACTATCCAGTAATGTCTGGAGAATACAGTATGGTTACTAATCTTTCTTGTCCTAAATGTCATTCTTTTGTAGAAGTTTATCTTCCTAGAGATGCTTACGATTAATGATCTTTGGGTTTTTTAAAAAACTAATTAAATACTATATAGATAAGTTAGTTCACTGGCTGCGTATGCAAAAATTCAATTTAGAACTTGATAATGACATAAAAAAGTATCACGAAGAATTAGATAAAAAAGTAAATAAACCCAAGATTATAGAAAAAGGTAAATTTGGAAAAGATGGTTGGTCTATTTCTATAGGGGACGTAGAAGATGGAG